TGTCCCATTATTGATCTGTGAGGATAGAAACTAAAAAAATAAAGATGCCAAACGAAAGCATAAAAAGTAAGATTAATGCTTCTGAGAATTCCATAGTTCTCTAAAATATCTGTCTGTGTGATTTAAACAATCAAGTGGTGCTGTTTCATCTTTTAGTGCCCATTCATAACAAAAGTCAATCATACCAGATGAAACATGATTGACTCCAAAGATTCTTGAGAATGCTGATGCTGCGAAATGAAACCTTTGTCTAATGTGCGGTTCCATTGCCCTTATAGTGTTCGGATTCATAGTAGTGCCCCTTCTTTGAACCGAAATAAATTGTAGTTAATACAAATGGTATTGCAACTATAATAAGTGCTTTTCCTAACAGATGTTCCATTACTGTTCTATGCCAAGTTCGTTTAGATAATCAATCCACCACTGTGGATCTTTGGTTCTTTTCCAGTTAGGAACTGGTTTTTCTTGAAGCGAATACCACTCATTAATCGCTTCATCGATAATCTGTACGATCTCCATATTCCTCTTCCTCCTCATCAACGTCTGCATATGCATTTGCCACATAAGGTCCGTGTGGTTTGAGTGATTCTTCTCTGACATATTCTTGTTCAGAATTTACTGCCGCAATCCATACCGATAATTTCATTACTATGTAGATAATGCCCAATGGCAAAAAACAAGCGATTAGAATGAGTGGTTTCATTAGCTCCTGTACCTCCCTGGCCATGTTAGATGCATAGTGGAAACCAATAAAGTTATGAATACAAATACAAATAAGGTGCTCATGTTAGTTTAGTGTTATTTTTAACCAAGAAAAAACTGGAGGGATAACTCCTATAAGTCTCAAAAGTCCCTCAGCAAATAAAGCAAGAACCACCCAACCGACGCACATACTAATGATAGAAGCATTACGGTTGTGTCGTCGTATTGCTGCATCAATCATCTCCTGACACTCTTTTTGTGTCACTAAACGATCTGGTTTAATTTCTTCCATCCGATGACTCATACTGTAGTTGTGTCAATCTTTCCACCCATGTTACTCCACCTTCCATACCTACGCAAGGATTGATACAAGTTTCATCACCATGATTATTACAAACTAAACCAGCGAGATCCAATTCATTACCTTTCTTGCCAGTTCCAGACCAGTAGTGCTCTCCGTTAATCCAGAGGGCACCACACTTAGGGCATTCCTTCCTTTCTACTGAAAGGTCGGACAGCTCTTTATTGTCCATTAGTGTACTCCTTGAGGAACTTTTTATATTCAGTTGTGTCTTTAATCAGTTGTCTTTTAAGATGCCAACCCATCCACTTCATTTGGATCTTTATACCAGCATAACGGACTTGTAAATCCAAATACTGAATGAGTCGTATAGTTGAATCATACCCAGCATATGCTACTAATGCAACAAATGTCAGCATTAGCAGATAATAGAGAGTCATTTTGGTATCTCCATATATTTGTATATAGATGATACACTATTTCTTAAGGATTGCGTATTATAACTTAATAAAAGCGGAAAGGGTCGGATTCGAACCCACGGATGCTTTCACATCGGCAGTTTTCAAGACTGCTGCCTTAAACCACTCGGCCACCTTTCCAATATTTTATCGGACATCAAAGTCCAATCTGCGGACCTTACGTCTGCGTCTCTCCTCTTGATAGAGGAGTTCTTCTCTGGAGAAATGACTATCAATCTTTCTCTCTAAATTATTGGTTACCATTACAACCTTATCAAGATCTTTGGCACCAATTTTATTGTCAACCAAACTCATTTGGTTTGGGCAACCACAGAATTGAATCTTGCTAGTGCTTGTCAATTCTGTCTTGCATTCTTTGCATCTGATTGTGATCATGGGTCATGGTCCTCCGTGAATTAGGAATGGGAGATACTGGGATCGAACCAGTGACATACTGCGTGTAAAGCAGGCACTCTACCTCTGAGTTAATCTCCCAGACTCCCCCGCTTGGACTTGAACCAAGAACCCCAGAGTTAACAGCTCCGTGCTCTGCCATTGAGCTACAGGGGAATAAGTCCCCCGAAGGGGAAGCGGGTGACGGGGATCGAACCCGTGACAAGAGCTTGGAAGGCTCGCATGTTACCGCTACACCACACCCGCAGGTCGGGTCTTACATGAGAGAGGAGGTGGTGGTGGTCTCTCTCAATGCCCATATGACAATTATACCAGGTGGGTGGTAAATTGTCAACGACTCAGGAGGGACTTGAACCCCCGACCAACTGCTTAGAAGGCAGATGCTCTATCCAACTGAGCTACTGAGTCAAATGGTAGTTCCTATCGCCTCTAACCCTGAACTACCAAGGGGGTTACAGCAGTTGATTATGCTCTTTCGATGCCATCAACAAAGTCATTGTACTCTTCTTCAGAGATCTCGTCAAGGCTTACGATTTCTAAATCTTCCTTAGGATCAATCCATTCATCAAATTCTGCCATGATTGCCAGTTGATCATAAATCCTTTCAATTCCTTTACCATTGTACTCTTCAACTTTGTCAATTGCCCACTGTCGAACGTCTGCAACAATTTCTTCAGTTTCCATCATAATAGTCTTTTCGGAAGTACCTGCTGAGGATGTTACTATTGTAGTAGGCAGGTCCTCCTGTGTCAAGGGATTCAGTAAGGACTCCGTTGATGAAGAGTTGTCTTGTTTCTTCGAAGTTTGTTTTGCCAGATGTTGTATGTAGTGACAGGATAGTTCTACTAAAATTTTGTCTACCCAGTCGTTCAATGTCTTCTTTAAGTTCCGGACAAGACCCATAGTATTTTTTCCAATCAGATTCCTTTTTTACTCGTCGTTTTTTTCCTGGAGGTTTTCGATGCGACCAAAAATACTTTCTCCCAATGTACTGTCGTTGGTTGGTGAGATTGGTAATGTTATAAACAAAACCATAGTAGTCGTGAATATCGTCACTAGTAAAAGGTCTCTCACAATATATCCAGGGATTTTCATAATCGATACTCATCAATAATGTCCAACACCATATCAAGATATTTATGTGCTAGACCACGGGCTTCTGACCCGTACTTATGTTCCTCCCAGTAGAGTTCATTTTTAAGTCTCTCTACTTTCGTTTTAATTTCTGCAGCAGAAATCTGATTCCTAGGCATGTGGGGGAGTTGCATCTCCCCCTATGTATAGCACCAATCAGAGTTGGAAACCACTGAATGTGTCCTTTTTCACATCTTGCTTGATACCACCAACAACATAGGACTCTACTTCAGTCTCCTGAGGAGCAACCTGAAGACCTTTAGAAGAGATCCAGTGTTGTGTCCAAGGGAGTGGATTGTTATTTGCGGAAATGTCATACTGTGGTTTCAGACCAATCGCCTTGAGACGACGGTTTGCAATCCATTCGACATACTGTTGAAGAAGTTTGTCGTTCAGTCCGATCATACTGCCATCTTTGAACAGATAGTCTGCCCACTTCTTTTCTTCATTGACAGCACGGTCAAACATCTTATAGGTCCACTCTTCTTCTTCCTTCATGATTTTCTTCATTTCAGGATCATCACCTGCTGCCCACTTATTAAGAATGTTCTGAGTGATGGCAAGATGCTGGTTTTCATCTCTAGCAATTAGAGAGATGATTTTTGCACTTCCTTCCATGAGTTTGAGTTCACCAAAGGCGAAAGAACAAGCAAAACTAACGTAGAACCTAATACCCTCAAGAACATTAACATTTGCGACTGCTCTGTAGAGTTTGCGTTTGAGTTCATACTTGCCCTCTAATGCGGATGGAACTTGTTCTAAAGCATGTTGCCATTCATTAGAATTGTCATACTGATGAGCACTTGTAATGAAGTCATCATATGCTTTTGTAACACTACTGGCACGTTCCAGAATACGCTCATCAGTCACGATCTTATCAAACACCTCAGAGGGGTCTGAATAGACGTTCTTAATGATGTAAGTATATGAACGACTATGGATCATCTCCATGAATCCCCACACTTCCATACATGCTTCCAATTCAGGAAGTGAGCAGTATGGAATGAATGCCATGCCAGGACCACGACCCTGAATAGAGTCCAGCATGATCTGATATTTAAGGTTAGAAGTATAGATGTGCTTCTGTTCTGGACGGAGTGTTTGATAGTCACCACGATCCTTCTGCAAAGAAACCTCTTCGGGTCTCCAGAAGTATCCTAGTTGTTGTGTGGTGAGTTTATCAAATACTGGATATTTGTATGAATCGTATCTCTGGATTCCCAGAGGTTTACCGAAAAACATCGGTT